GCAGCACAAGCTACGCAACAAGTCACTGGTCAAGAACAAGCCTTGGCACAAGCGATGGCTATGCAGCAACAAGATCCTCAACGTCAGATGTTCCAAGAGCAAATGGAACTGGAATTCGAAAAGCTCGCGCAGCGTGATAGAGAATCACAACGTAGAGCACAGACGGAAAGAGAAAGATTAGAGTCTCAAGAGCAGCAAACGGATATCCGTGTAGCTGCAGAACTACAGCAGGCAGAGATGCGTGACGATAGGGATATAGATTCTAATTTGACGGAGATTGCAAGAATCGTTAGAGAGTCTCGGGAACAGGAATAAGTGCCTCATTTAATAAGTAATATCCCTCATTTTAACTGTTGGGTAAGAAGAGAATTTACATACAATCATCTTGACTATCACGGAGAGTATTTACATGCAATAGCGATTGCGGTAAATACGATCCCAGACAGATGTTTATCGTTCCAAATCGTATTTACTGGATACGAATACGATAAAGATGAGGATGAGGAGAATCTACATGGCGGTGCAATGTGGGCAAGGATGCCGATAACCGCTTTGATAGCTGATACTAATGCTGAGGATATGCCGGAACAGATGGCAACTCATTTAGCACAGCCTTGGGATTGTAGTTCTCGTGACCATGAGGTCATAGTTATGGATCGTGTATCGTCAAGCCCATGGCTTTGTAAAATAGATAACGAATTCCATACGGGGAAATATTTATTTACTGTAGATTATACAGGAAACGATATCGCTGATGATCCTGCGCAACATAAGCAGAGTCATGTAATACAGCTAACGAATGCTGGGAAATGGACGGGTAATATCGTAGCGTTACCTAATAATCGTGTAAGAGCGACTAATCCAGCTTTATGGGAAACAGGTTCGGGTGCTCCCGACTTTTACCCTAGTCAACATCTGCATACCGCAGAGATTGATGATAGCTACATGGATCCGAATGTGACCTTTAACAATCTTTATTCGAAAGGAGAAGACTAATGCCAGGACATAAGAAAAACAAAAAGATGCCCATGCCAGGAAAAATGAAGCGCGGTGGGCGAACTAAGTCTCGTAGTAAGAGCAAGAAATGAGAAACCTTAGAGATACGGAATTGCCTTATCCGTCCCCTAAAACTCAAAAGGCCGGTGTACAACCGTCCATCCCAGAGCCTTCGAACGAAGGCTTTGCGAAAGCTACGGTGCTGGCAGAAAAAACTATCAGCATTCCTGGGAAAAAAGTAAGAACAAAAGGAACTGGCGCAGCTACTAAAGGATTGGATTTTACTAGCTACGTGAACTGATGGATTTCATAAAATATTCGGAGTATTTGCTCCGCAACCTGCGCGAGAGGCAGCATGAACTCGCGCAGGCTCTCGCCACAGGTGGCGCACAAGACTTTGTTCAGTACCAACGAATAGTTGGAGAAATATCAGGGCTTAACTTTGCTGAACAAGAAATAACTGCCCTGCATGGAAGGTTAGAAGATGTCGAAGACGACTAACGAGGGGGCAACCCCTGATCGTGTCCTAAATTTTGGATCTGATACGCCGTTAGATCCTCCGAAGGAACAAATTACTCCTGAAAATTTAGAGAGCCACGCAGATAAATTACCAAACCCAACAGGGTATAGGTTACTTATCCTCCCGTTTTCTCCTCCAGAGAAAACAAAAGGCGGCATTATGATCGCTAAACAAACTCTTGATAAAGAGCGTATAGCTACCGTTGTAGGGTTAGTTGTAAGAACCGGCCCAGACGCATATTCCGATCCAGATAAATTTCCCGATGGCCCTTGGTGTAAAGAAGGTGATTGGGTAATTTTTGGTCGCTACGCAGGAGCTAGATTTAACATCGACGGGGGCGATATGCGCCTACTTAACGATGACGAGATTTTAGCTACTGTAAATAATCCAGAAGATATTCTGCAATAAGGTGAAAGGTAATGGCTGAGTCCCAAGATATTGAGCTCATACTCCCAGACGAAGAAGTAGACCCTAGAGCTGCTGACGTAATTCAAGAAAGCGCAGGTGATTTAGATACTTCTGCAACGGTAGAAGAATCTGCAGACGAATTAGACGAGTATAGTGATGGCGTAAAAAAGCGCATAGATAAACTTACTTACCGTATGCGCGAAGCAGAGCGTCAAAGAGAAGAGGCGATAGAGTTCGCTAAAAAAGTTTCAGAGCAAAATAACCAGCTACAAACGAAACTTAAATCTTCAGATTCGACGCTCGTAAATGAATATCAACAGCGCGTAGAGTCTGATAGGGAACGAGCGCGTAAAGCACTTAAAGAAGCACAAGAGCTTGGGGATGCAGAAGCTATTGCATTAGCTACAGAGGCTGTTGCTAAAACTTCTTATGAAGCGCAGAATGCCGAGCGTTTGGTAGCAAAACAAAAACAAACGGCTGAACAAGAAGTTGTAACGCCTGAGCTACCGCAGCAAAGGAATGTACAACCAGCAGCTCCAGACCCTCAAGCAGAAGCGTGGGCAGAAAGGAACAGCTGGTTTGGTGAAGACGAAGGCATGACCTATGCTGCTATGGGTATACACCAAAAACTAATTAAAGAAGGTGTTGTCCCTAGTTCGAAACATTATTACGAAAGAGTAGACGCAGAGATGCGAGATCTCTTTCCACAAAAATTTGTCAATGAGACAAAGAACGTGCAATCTGCCGTAGCAGGTGCAAGCCGTGGTGCTGGTGCCGTTAAGAAAGGTGCACGCAGTGTGAAACTCACACCGTCACAGATAGCGATAGCTAAAAGAATAGGTGTGCCTCTTGAAGAGTACGCAAAATACGTTAAGGAGTAGAAAATGACAGATCGTACCTCCAGATCTGCTGAAACACGAGCTAAGAAGGCTCGCCGTAAACCATGGCAACCGCCATCTATGTTAGACGCTCCTGAAGCTCCTCCTGGATATAAACACAGGTGGGTACGTGCAGAAGTCCGTGGGCACGATGACAAAGCGAATATGTCTAAACGTATTCGTGAAGGATTCGAGCCAGTAAGAGCAGAAGAATATCCTGATTTCGACGCTCCTACGATTGAGGACGGTAAACACGCTGGCGTAATAGGTGTTGGTGGCTTAATACTCGCGAAAGTCCCTGAAGAAACTGTTGAAGAACGTAATGAGTATTTCCAAGGAAAAACTGCAGAACAGCTTCAAGGTGTCGACAATGATTTGATGCGAGAGGCTGATCCAAGAATGCCGCTTAGACAAAGCGATATGAGGAGAAGCACAAAAGTGGAATTCGGTAGCCGACAACCGGCTGCTGATTAAGTTATCATTTTCCTTAGAGGATTAAATCATGGCTAATACTGACGCCCCTAACGGGTTCACACCAGCCTACCACCTGTATGGTGGAACGATTCGTCCTCAGAAGTTGCGTATTGCTAGTGGCACTTCTGCTGCTATCTTCAACGGAGACGTTGTAAACCTATCTTCTGGGTACGTTATCCAAGGCACTGCGACAGGCACACCAGCAGGAGTTTTTGCTGGTTGTTTCTACACCGCAACAGACGGTGCATTTACTTACTCTAATTTCTTCCCTGCCGGCACTACAACGCTGGGCAGTGCAGATATTGAGGCGTATGTGTACACCGATCCAGGCATCGTATATGAAGCTCAATTTACCGCTGGTACTCCAGCTGTAAGTTTTATCGGCGCTAAATATACGATAACAACAACCGCTGGCAGCACCAACAATGGTCGATCCAAAGAAGGTGTAACAGCGACAACCAGTAGCGGAATCGCGTTGTTGAATAGGTTCGTAGATTCTCCGAGTAATAGCATCGGTGCTAACGCTCGTGGATATTTTACGTTCCCAACTAACGTGTTCGCTGTATAGTCGAAGGAGAGTAACTAATGGCTATTAATAGAGCTCAACTCGTAAAAGAGCTGGTGCCAGGCCTTCATGCTCTCTTTGGACTAGAGTATGATCGCTATGACGCTGAGTACGAAGAAATCTTCGAAACCGAAACTTCAGAACGTGCTTTTGAAGAAGAGGTAATGCTCAGTGGTTTTGGTGAAGCTCCCGTAAAGTTTGAAGGTTCTGGTGTTACTTATGACACTGCGCAAGAATCTTTTACTGCACGGTATACGCACGAAACTATCGCTTTGGCTTTCTCACTAACTGAAGAAGCCATTGAAGATAATTTGTACGACACTTTGTCATCTCGTTATACGCGAGCACTTGCTCGTTCTATGATGACCACTAAAAACATCAAAGGTGCTAACGTATTGAACAATGCGTTTAGTTCATCTTTTGTTGGCGGTGACGGCAAAGAGCTATGTGCAACTGATCACCCGACAGTAGGTAATGAGACTCAGCGCAACGAACTATCGACTGCGTCTGACCTTAACGAAACCTCACTGGAGCAGGCGCTGATCGATATCGCAGCTTTCGAAGATGAGCGTGGTCTGAAGATCAATGCTCAAGCGCGTAAGCTGATTATCCCTACCGCTCTGCAATTCGTTGCAGATCGTCTGCTGGAAACTCCTGGACGAGTAGGTACGGCTGATAACGATATCAACGCACTGCGTAATATGGGTATGGTGCCTGAAGGATATACGGTCAATCATTATCTAACTGATACTGATGCGTTCTTCCTGACGACTGACGTACCTAATGGTCTGAAGCACTTTGTACGTTCTCCTGTAGCGACCAGTATGGAAGGCGACTTCGAAACTGGTAATGTTCGCTATAAGGCCAGAGAGCGATACAGCTTTGGCTTCTCTGATTGGCGTGGTATTTTCGGCTCTCCAGGAGCTTAAATCCTCGTCTAAGAAAGGGGCACTTGTTGCCCCTTTTCTTTTTCTGCTGTATAAAGCAGCTATCCCTGACAGCTACATACTGTAGTTGACATAACCCAAGACAGGAGATACATATGGGTACTACAACTTTCAACGGTCCAGTCCGTTCAGAAAGTACGCTGAAGACAATCAGCAAAAACGCAACAACCGGCACAATCACAGAAGTTGTAACACTAGGTGATGGGCCAGTAAGTCTTTCTGACGGTGACGTAACTCTTACTAACGCAACTCATAGTGGACGAGTCCTTCTTGTTCCAGACGGTACTCAAGATAATACTTACACGTTGCCAGCTCCTATTGCTGGATCTATGTTTAGGTTTGTTTACGCTGGTGGCGCTGCTGATGGTACAGATGCGATTATTCTTACTCCTGGCAATACCAACTTTTATATTGGTGGTGTTACTTTCCTAGACACTGATAACGAAGTTAGCGCCGTTTTTTCTGATGGCAACTCTAATAGCAGTATACAAATCAATGTACCTGCAGGTTTCGATGTTACGATTATGGGTCTGAATACGACTAATTATCAGATTTTCGGCACCGTTACAGGAGCAACTGCACCAGCATTTGCCGATCAATAATAGGAGACGGTTATGGCTGATGCAGTCACATCAACAACTATTTCTGATGGCACTCATAAAGCAGTCATACAGCTAACAAACCTCAGTGACGGCACTGGTGAAAGTGCCGTCAACAAAGTAGACGTTAGCGCATTAGCTGCTAGAGAGGACGGCACCGCATGTAGCGGCGTAGTTATTGAAAAAGTTAGTCATTCGATTATCGGCTTTACACAAGTACAGCTTCTATTCGATGCAACTACGAACACGATAGCACTAGGTCTAGCGCAAGACAGTAATGGTCATATGGACTTTAGTGAGTTTGGTGGTCTTAAAAATACTGCCGGTAGCGGTAAAACCGGCGATATACTGCTGACCACTATCGGTGCGTCTTCGAATGATAGTTATGTAATTGTCTTAGAACTTATAAAGAACTATGGCTAATGGCTACATCAGGCACACGCACCTTTAGTTTAAATGCTGCTGATGCAATAGAAGAGGCGTATGAACTAGCAGGATTAGAATATCGTACAGGTTACGATGGCGTCACTGCGCGTCGTTCTATGAATATTATGTTTGCCGACTGGTCGAACAGAGGTATTCAAATATGGGAAGTAGAACAAGTATCGTTAGATTTAGTTGAGGGTCAAACGACTTACGATTTAAATCAATTCGATATAGATATTTTAGATGCTGTAGTTCGTCGCACTGTTAACAGTATTCAGACAGACTTTCAACTAGATCGCATAGATCGTGGTGAATATTTAGATATACCGAATAAGCTCACGAAAGCTCGAGTAACTCAGTATTATTTAGAACGCACTATTACGCCGAAGCTATATGTTTGGCCTGCCCCCGAAAACTCTACAGATAAGTTCATATCGTATCGTTGGAAACGTATACAAGATATCACAGCAGCAGTCGATGACGTAGACCTCCCAAGTCGCTTTTTACCGTGTCTTACTTCTGGTTTAGCTTTTTACTTAGCTATGAAGAAAAACCCAGAAAAGGCTGCAATGCTACAACCTCTTTATGAGATGAACTTAGTTAACGCGATACGTTACGATGACGACAGTTCGCTGAGGTTAGTGCCTAAACGGACATATTTGTAATGGCTTTTGCATTAGGTAAATATGCATTCGGCGTTTGTGACCGTTGCGGTTTTCGCGTCAAATATTTAGATATGAAAACAGAATGGACGGGCTTCAAGGTCTGTCCAGAATGTTTCGAGCCTAAACATCCACAACTAGATCCTCCGCACCATGTTTCTGATCCTGAAGCATTACGACAAGCTAGACCAGAAGTAGATCTACCACAAGCTCAATTAGGGTTAGTAAGAACTACAGGGCCGAGCAATACGACCGACTCAGGGCGTAATATAGGGGGCCAACCATTAGGTGTTGTAGACCCTATAGGCACTGATTTTATAGGGGTCTCGGGCACTGGTAGTGTTGGGACTGTAACGGTGACGACAACATGAGTTTTACTTTAAGCACTTTAAAAACAGCTGTCCAAAATTATGTAGAAAGTGCTGAAACGACCTTCGTCGCATCATTAGATACTTTCATAAAAGAGGCAGAGGAAAGAATACTAAAAGCGGTAGAGTTACCTGTATTCCGTAAAAATGTCACAGGCACCGCTACCGCTAGTAATACTTATCTAAGTACCCCTACGGATTTTTTAGCGTCCTATAGCCTCGCTGTAATCTCTAGTAACGTCTATTCGTATTTACTTTATAAACACGTTTCTTTTGTTAGAGATTTCACACCGAATGCTTCAACGACAGGGTTGCCTAAGTATTACGCTTTATTTGACGATAATAGTTTTATTTTAGCGCCCACACCAGATCAAACTTATTCGTTTGAGTTGCATTATAAATATAGACCAGCGTCGTTGACGACGACGAGTGGTACAGATACGACATGGCTTTCCGACAATGCACCAGATGCCCTTTTATACGGAACGCTAGTAGAAGCTGCTAACTTTTTAAAAAATCCTCAAGAGATGGCAATATACGAACAGAGATTTATACAAGCAGTCAATGGTCTTAAAAATCTAGGCCAAGGGTATGGCTCCCGTGACGAATATCGTTACGATATTAATAGAGGATAAATATGGAAGCTCCGAAGCTGGAGGTTGGTAACTTTTTAGTAACTGCTACAGAACAAAAAGGACATTCTCCTGACTTTTGGGCAAAATCAGCGTCTGATAGAATTATCAGCGTAGGTAATAAATCACACCCTTTAATAGCACAACAAGCGGAAGCATTTAAAGAAAGTGTAGAGCAGATAGTCCTTTTTTATTTAAAAGAGGCTATCAAAAGTGATAGAACAACTTTAATCGCAGAATTAGAAAAACAGGGTCAACAAGAGATGGCCGACATACTTAGGAGATTATAATGGCTATTACTACGGCAATGTGTACGAGTTTTAAAAAAGAACTTTTAGAAGCTGTACATAATTTCAAAAACTCTGGCGGCAGCACATTTAATCTTGCTCTGTACACAAGTTCTGCTTCCTTAGACGCGAGCACCTCTGCATATACAACGTCTAATGAAGTATCTGGCACAGGGTATACCGCTAAAGGTGCTTCTTTAACGAGAGTAGACCCGAGCACTTCTGGTACTACTGCTTTGACAGATTTTTCCGACTTGACCTTTTCATCTAGCAGTATCACTGCCAGAGGCGCACTAATATTTAATGATAGTGCTTCCGGCGATCCTTCTGTTTGCGCATTAGACTTTGGTGCAGATAAAACGTCTACGTCAGGAGATTTTACAATACAGTTCCCTACTGCTGACGCAAGTAATGCGATTATTCGTATCGCCTAAATGTCTAACCTTACCGGCTGGGGCAGAGGTGCGTGGGGCGATGGCGGCTG